GAACAAGATCATGCAGGCACTTGGACCGATGATGGGCAACCTGACCAAGATTCTTCAGCAGCCACCGCAGTGAAAAAATTAACTAGTCAATAAATAAGAATGGAACAACCGTGGTTTAGAAATCCATCGCACTTGTTTGCCAAGAACAAGGTGCTGATCTTTTGGCCTTTGGCTAAGCAGACCCCCGTGGAGAGGCTCAACGCCGCCACTCGGTTCATCCTCTACACCATGGCGATCCTTTATGTGATTAATCGCGACATCAGGGTTATTTACCTGGGTCTCACGGTTATTATGGTGATGGCGTCCATGTTCCTGGCGGGTGGCATCAAGGAAGCCATGCGACCGGCTTCGTTTGAGAATGAGGGCGCACGCTTCAACGCAACCACCCCAGGACAGGCATGCGAACAGCCGACCAAGGAAAATCCGATGGCCAACGTGCTTCTTTCGGACTACACCGACAACCCGAAGCGCCCGGCGGCGTGCTACTACCCGACCGTCAAGGACAAGGTGAAGAAGTTTCTGAATGAGGGAACCCCCACGGATCAGGCGGACGTCTATTCGAGCCGCAATCAGGCATTCCGTTCCTTTTACAGCATGCCGTCCACGACCATCCCCAATGACCAGAGTGCCTTCCTTCGATCCGCCTACGCCCCGTTGGTGAACAAGGTCTGCAGGGACGATGGAAGTGCTTGCTACCCCAACGACGCTTCCATGTTTGGTCAGTCCAGGATGCCCGAACTTCAGCAGCTCAGAGGCAGTTTTGGTGGAAATGGCGGACGCAATAGCGGTACTTAAAATATTGGGTGATAGTAATATGGCTTATCAGCTCAACACATCAAAGGTCCTTTTGGATGCCGAGAGTCTGCCTGTGGATTGCGCCTACGATCATGTGATCGCGCCTCCGGTGGTCAGCAACCTCAACTACGCCGGCGCGGGTCGTGCCTCGACGCCCATCTACGGGACGGCTCCTTACATGGCGGGCAAGGGGGCTCCCGGTCCTATGATCCTGGTCGAGGACATGCTTCGCCCTCAGTCCACCACCTTCTTCAAGAAGGGTTATCAGGGTCGAGAGTATGACTTTCCCTCCAAGGACATGTCGTGCTCTGTGCCGCTCCGAACCAGGTCATGGGATCCCGCGAGCAGCCGGGCCGAGGTCCAGAACGTTCTTTTTGAGCGTAGATACAAGTGATTTTTAAAATCTACTCTAGTTTTAATATGGACCCATTGAGTCTTGTGGCCTTGTTGGGGATTGCTGTGGCGGGTCGTCAAATTGCCAGCAGTGATCGCAAAGAAGGTTTTACTCCAGCACCCGTTCCGAACCGAGAGACACAGCAGTTGCCGTTTTTTGGTAACAATATCAATACACCGAGTCAGGATTTGACCCTTGTGACCGATATTCTATCTGGACCTTATGTCGACACATCAAAACAGAAAAAAGAAATCGTTGCGACCCTTCAGGATACGGCACCCAATGTTCAGTTCCCGTTTGGTCAGCCCGTCTATAACTTGTATGACCGCCAGAATGTCTCGAGTCGCATGAACAATCTGTCGTCCGCCGAGCGTAGGTTCGTCGGTCCGGGTTTGGGCGTCCCGGCCAACGTTCCCGCCTACGGTGGCTACCAGCAACAGTTCCGCGTGATGCCCAACAACGTCGGCGCGTACCGCTTGACTACGCTTCCAGGTAGGTCGGGTCCTGCCAAGGACTTTGTGTCTAGGGGTTCGGAGCGTCTGACGGTTACTCAGAACCGTCCTCAAAAGACCTATCAGCTTTTGGGCGCAGAAGGCAAGCGTCCATTGGAGAGGGGTCGCGCGCAGGGACAGGGTGGCATGCTCACCGGTCAGCGTGAACGCGAGATGTACGTGAAGACTCAGCGACCCACGATCCGTTCGGAGACTTCGACCCGGATGGACGGTCTCGAGTTCGGTGCGGCCAAGAAGTTCGTTTCTGCGGGAACTCTTCAGGAGGCTCCTACCCGAAACAAGGCGAACTTCGCTTCAAGGATCAACGACGTGGCGGCTCCGGGCATTCACTCGTTCGAGGGAGCCTACCAGAACACCCAGAACACCATCCTTCTGCGCCCCGCCGACCGCGGCAACAAGGGCTATACACCTCCTGGTGGTCGCATGAACGTCCGCGGGAATGCCACCCAGGCTCAGGGTGCCACCACACACACTCGCGATAGCGCTTCGACCGTTATCGAGGGCGGTGCTGGGAATCAGTATCTCGGTCAGAACTACGATATCACTTGGAAGCAGAATAACAATGCCTACAAGGGAAATGCAGATTTCAGAACAAACAACCTGGGACTCGCCGTCAAGCAGCTGGACAATAATCCGTTCGCTCTTTCGCTGGCTCAGCACTAAACGTCATAAATCCTACATTCTAGAGCATGGGGTTCTTCCTTACAGAACATCTCCATGGCATCCAGTTTGTTCTCTTGTTCACGAACCCTTTGATCGTGAAGACGAGAATATAGCTCTTCGTGTTCCATCCAGTCATGGACGTATTTGTGTGGTTTTTCGATCATCCGTTTTGTGGGTCTTTTCAGTTCGGTGCGCTTCTTGAACATGTACGGCGACACGTTCCTGAACAAGCAACTGTAGTAGAGCATATTTAAAAATAAAAGTCATTATATTTTTAAGTATGAGACACGAGACGATCGCCATGGAAGTTTCGCCCTTGGAGTTCGAGGGTATCAGGGTTGTAGACTTCGACGCCCAGGTGGATGACGATGAAAAAATGGTGATCGTCACGATGTCCAGATACTTCATTGGGGACCTCCATGATGAATGCGTCAAGAAGATCAAGAAGATGTTCGAAGGCTACAGGGTTAAAACTAACATGAGAATGTAATTCAAGATGATTGAGACAACTACGATTGAGGTACCAGTGAACCCCTTCCACTTTGATGGGATGCGAAGTATTGAAATACCCATCAATGTGGATCACAAGGAACAAATGATCTACGTTGATTTTATGTCAAACCAGGGGACTCAAATTATGAAGGATTTCCTTTCAGAGGTAGGTCACCAGTTTCCTGGCTATGATATTAGGGTAGCCAGGCTTGACCGGTAAGCACAGCCTTTGCATACTTTGTGGCAATCATAGAATGAATCATCGGCCAGTCCATGACGTTACTGGCGGTGACAGACAAGCCAAATGGATTTGAGTTTACGTACTTGACAAACTCCTTGCCGTTTTTTTGAGAATCAGGTGAAGTGTAAGACTCCATCTTTTCAAAAGAACCCTTGAGCCACTGAACATGCTTTTCGTCGTTGGGATCAAATCGGTCCATCGTTATTAATTGAATATGTTTTTATGTCTTTAATTAGTAGTATGAGTTCCATTGATAACTCCTTAGAGGGGGGAGGAAGTGCGTCGGCTTCAGGGAAGAAGGGCGTCATCCAATTGAGTGATGGAAATTTCAACCTGACTTCGAACAAAGAACTTAAGTCCGATCCAGCAACCGGAACCATCACCACGACAGGTTTGACGACCACAGGAACTGTCTTTGCTGCAACCATATCGACATCTAATCTGGTGGCAGATACAGTCACAGAATTGACCGTTGTTGGCGATGCATCCATTACTGGGAATGCCGTTGTAGACGGAACGATTAACACAAATAATCTTTCTGTAACAGATGATGTTCTTATTACTGGAAATTTAAGTGTTTCTGGTGGAGTTGTAACTATAACTTCAACTAGCACAGAATCATTTGCACTGAATGTTCAAAATGCAGGCACCGGTCCTGCTATTGTAGCAAATCAAACAGGACTTCAGCCAGTCGTGGATTTTCAGGATGAAGGTGATAGTGTGTTTTTCATTTCTGGTGGTGAAGGAAGTCACCCATCTGCATACGTAGGTATAGGCACAACTACACCAAATAAGAAATTGGACGTTGTCGGAGAAATTCGAGGTACTAACTTGACAGCGACAGGGACGCTTTCGGTCGGAGGTTCACTTACAGGACCATCTTTGACGGTCTCGGGACAGGTTCGGGGAGCAACCATTTCATCCACGGGAAATGTAAACGCAACGGGAAATGTTGTCGCCACAGGTTCGCTTACGGGAGCATCTGCGACAGTTTCAGGACAGGTTCAAGGAGCGACCATTTTGTCAACAGGTTCGCTTACGGGAGCATCTGCGACAGTTTCAGGACAGGTTCAAGGAGCGACCATTTTGTCAACAGGTTCGCTTACGGGAGCGTCTGCTACCGTCTCGGGACAGGTACAGGGAGCGACCATTTTGTCAACAGGTTCGCTTACGGGAGCGTCTGCTACCGTCTCGGGACAG